TGGTTAACCGCCAGTGCAACCGACTCATTGGTTTCGGCCTCTTGCATATAAGCAGATAAGTCATTAACTGCCTGCTGCAGAAGCGCCGCTTGCACATCGTAGGTTTGGATTTGCTGAGAAGCGAGCCCAGCTACTTGCTCTGTAATACCTAAGCTATTTACTTGCTGTTGAACATCGCTAATTGATGACTCAACACCTTCAATGTCTTGCTCAAAGCTTTGAACAATATCTTGAATAGTACCGGTTTGACCGTTTAGGAACGTGGCGGCAGATACAGCCTTCTGAATGACATTGTTGTCAATAAGTTCTTGGCGTTTGGCTTCTAGCGCAATGATAGTGTCTAGTGCATTAACTTTTTGTTCAACGTTGCTAACCGTAATTGCGTTCTCGTTGAAATAAGACGTTGATACACGCTGGGCTATTTCTGCTTCATTGGCGTTTATTGCCAACTCTGCCGCATTAACCCTTGACGTTATGTTAGCTAGGTCTTGTGTGGTGGCGTCTGCTTTACCAATGCTAATCGATGATATTTTAAATTCATCAGTGACAGAGGCGCCCAACACCAAGCGAACGCGGGTAACTGTACCTGTGTAGTTCGCCATCGCAGAGAAATCAATTAGCAGTATCGACGCTTCTTCTACGTAGTTAGCGTAAGTCTCAACTGAACTATCATCACGCTCGATGATAACGGTACCAGACCAACCCGAACCAGCTAGGCGCTGTAGCGACACACGAATTAACTTATTTTCGCTTGCTAGATAGTTAAGCGTATTATTCTCAATATCGCCGTGCGTAACCGTAATTTCGTTGACGCCAGCGGTTAGCGTTCCGTTAACTGCTTGCCAGCCCTGAGCGCTATCGAAAAAGTTGAACGCATAGGCAGGCTCTAACGCTGAAATTGACTCGCTGACAATGGCAGTAGCCTTTGCAGTTATAATGCCTGGTATTAAAGAGAGTTCTGAAGATAAACTAGTAATTGCATCTTCTGTATTTTCAATGCGCTTAGAAGCAAGTTCGACTTCGCCAGACACACCATCAATCTTTAACGATGCTTCAGTGAATTTATCATCAGCATAGTTGTAAGCGCGATTAACAATTAGGCCATTAGACGGGTCACGATAAACTACCGCGTTGGTAAGTTCTTCGCCCTGCTCTATTCTGCGCGCCAACTCAAGTTGATACGCTGCGTTTTCACTGATGCTTTGCAGTAAGAGTGCCTGCGCCGCTTCAGTGCTAATGCGTTCTTGCTGAACAATGCTCAGCGTTTGCGCTTCAAAATCAACAAAGCGATTGTCAATATCTTCCACACTTAACTTTAAGCTTTCGATATCAACGTTAATCTGTTCTGGCATCTGCTCTATTGAAGCTCTGCCACCTATTTCACCCATGTCTGGAAAGCGGGTCGCGGTATCAGGAAGAACATCGGAAATATCCCCAGTTACTTCTCTGAATGAGGGCCACCTTGTAGCATAAACAGGAATATCGCCCTGAATGTCTCCCCAATTTATCTCTATCGCTTCGCTGTCGCGGGAAAAGCGATACCAGACCAGTGCATTTTCTGCATCAGTACCTACCCTGTAGCGCGACTCACCAGTGTCTAGTTCAATAATTTCTTGATAGAAAATGAGCTCATTTTTATTTGTGAACACCAACTTTCTGCCGCTAGCAAACTCTACCGGTTGGCGTGCAAGAGGAATTGCTAGTGAATAAAAATTACCATGAGGAAAGTTATTTAGATCGCCAGCCTGTATTTCTCTTGCTTCTGGAAAGCCAAAATCATTAATATTGATTGTTCCATCAACAAGGTTGTTGATACCCGTTGGCGTGATGACTGGGATCTTTTGACCATTTATATTGGTGATTTCGTAGAAGTTATTTTCTGAGCTAAACCACCCCGTCATTTCCTCTTCACGCTGATGCCACTTTTGCTGTAACAACACAACGTTTTGTGCGACTTCAGCTATTGGTGCTTTGGCAAAGCTTTGAATGATGGAGTATTGAACGTCATTTACAGGCTCACCACCATACGGCAGTTCGTCTAAGCGACCTTTAATACGTAGCTGGCTGTCAGTATCAATCTGGTAAATTTCAAAAAAGATCTTTCCATCCAGCGTGAACAAATCTCCTTCTGAAACATTTCCTACCGTCTGAAAAAATGTATCGGTACCTGTAACTATATTGGAGTTTGTTTCAACCGATACTGTACCCGCATTATAAACGTTAGTCATAGGAAGCTAGGTATTTCCAGTTTCATGTTGTTAGGCATGTGGCCAAGTCTGATTTCTTCGGCTTTTTTGTTTTTTGCATCAAGAAACAGGTTTTCGTAATAACCCACTTCATCAGGTGAAAACCACCCTGTGTTAGGTTGCCGTTTGAGAATGGCGAGAGCACCAAATCGAATGGCCTCAGCATTGTCTTCAAAAGTATATTTATCCATGCCTACTGCTGAAAATGCAGGGCGCACTGCCACAACTGCAGTTAGCTCTTCATCTTCTTTAGGAACAGGGAATAGTTTTAGGGTGCGATCAAACTTCCCAATGTAATGGCTTGGCTTGCCTTGGTACGTGTCGCGATTGTCGGCTGGCATTTGAACAAGCACATCACTGTCACCTCGCTTGACCTCCAAAATCGATACTATCTCAGTATCAAAATCATCAGAATACACCTCGCACTTTGCCTCACCTGCGGTAACACAAACACTTACTTCACGCTGACAGGCGAACACATGACGTAGAAAGTCACGTGCCGCCTCGCGGATAGCATTTGCAGCTGTAAACGCCGGTACATTTGGTGCATAAGGCGCCACAAGCGTGGTTAAGCTATCAAACGCCACCATACTTACATTCGCTCTTCAGGATTTGACGCTTGATCAACGCCTGATTTATTGCCTAACGTGCGCTCGAACTTGCTGTAGTGTGCAGTTGCACGCTGCGCATTAGAGGCATAATCGGCATCTTTCGAGTACGCTTCATAGAGCATGTATTCCTTGATGGCATTGAAGTAGCTGTCATCAATACTGATTGTGGTCGTATCGTTTTCAAAATCAGTGATTTCTACAGCTGATGGTGCCACTGAGTAGATAATTTGAATCTCTACTGGTGTCGAGGGCTGTGGATATACATACGCAGTTTTAGGGTCACGCTCGTCAAATACCCAGTTAGTAACGCGGTTACCTGGTGAGTTATGCCAGTTTGGTATTTGGTCATCAAGCGTGGTGCGATCAGTCTTACGAATTGGATTACCTGAAGCCACATCGTAAACAATATCCATCCATCGCAAACCATCGCTAGGCAATACTTGTTTAGACTTACCGGCTTCAGTGTTGAAAGGAATGTTTTTCGTGCTTGCGTCAGGTCTTAGATTAACTACTGCCAACACGGCATTGTTATAGCCGTTTAGTAGCTCTAAGTCAGGCCAGCGCGTACCCGTAGTATCTACAAGCGTTGTTCGCACTTGTGCAATTGCATCAATAACTTTGCGTGTTGACATTAGTAAACCTCGCTCTTACGCTTCTTTGGCTTTGGCGGCTTCAGCTTTTACAGCATCGTCGTAGTCTTTTTTAGTGGCTTTGATCATGCCGAACTTGCCTTTGCGCCACTGCTTCACAAGGTAAGGTGTTGCTTTGAAGACACGACCAGATTTAGCTTGAAGATAATCAGGTGCTTCAGCGGTAGCGTTATCTTGTAAATCTACTGCGCCTTCAGTCGTTGGTTTTGCTTGTGCCATTTTCTAGGCTCCTTAAACGAAAAAGCCCCCAATTAAGGGGGCGAAAGGGTTTACGTTATGCGCGGGAATTAACCCAGGCGCATTACACTGTGACCAAGTTGCTCAGGTAGCAACACATCAAAACCGTACACAAACAGTGAACGAACCAAGTCACCGAAGTCTTTCGGGTTCTTTAGTTTTTCCATTTCAGTGATTTGTGCGGCAAACGATAGCGCCGACTTGTGACCAAACAACACATCATACGCGCCACTAGTAACGTTCAAGTTACGTGAAGAGTAAATGTGAAGACGGTCAATCATGCCGATTTTGCCAGAGCGAAGCGTAGAGTTACCGTCACCGGTTAAGCTCGCGTCTTTCAGTTCTGACGTTTTGATGCGTGCACACATTGAAGGAGGAAGAACCACGTAACGGTCTTCATCTGGCGTGTCCGTTTCATCAAGACATACACCAAAGCGCTCTACTAACACATCAACGATATTCGCTTTTGTGATTTCAATAGGTGCAGCTGCGGTACCCAAGTTCAATGAACCTGAATCTTTACCCGCGTTTGCGCCAGCATTTACCGCTGCAGCACCGGCGTAGATAGAGCCCAATACGTTAGCATCAACACGGCGTTTCATTTTCATGCCGCCATCTTGTGAGAACGTATCCATCAGATTGATATCTGCTTGGTACTTATCAACGCTGTTTACTTTGAACGCGAAATAGTGGCCTTGGTCGATAGTTAACGACACAGGCGCACTTTCTGGCTGCTCGTAGTTCAGGTCTTGACCTTTCTCATAGTCGTTGATAGTGATATCAGGAATGGTGCGGATATTAACCTTGTCACCATGCGCCTTAATTTCACCTTCGTAGTCAGTGTTTGCAATTTCCATGTAAACACAGTTTTCGTAATACTTGGTCAGTAACTTCGTAGACCAAATTTCAGGGATAAAGCTAGAGTTGTTGTTAGCGCCAGTGTTTGAATAGTTGACTGCGCCACTTGCTACAGGATAACCCATTTTTAATTACTCCAAAAAACCGCTAAGGAAGGTATTTGCCTTCTCGCATCGCGGAAAATAGTTTTTGCTCCCACTCGTTAAACTCTGCATCAGTCAATTTGCCAGCGCGTCTGTCAGCATATAGCTTATCCATCTGCGCTTTGGTCCATACGTTGTCATCCCCTGCGGCGTCACTCGGTGCGCGGCTGGTTACATCAACATGGCTTGATAATGGGTTGTTATTGAAGTTGGAGCCCTCTTGGGCTTTAAAGGCTTTGAAAAAGTATGCGGTGCGATTGATATCGCCTCGCTGGAACGCGTTATTCATCAGCGTATTGCGTTGCTCGCCGCTTGCGTCATCGATGGCAGATAGCCAGTCATGGAACATTGGATCAGTATTGACCTGCTCAAAATCAATGTTGTGCTTACTCAACTCTGCATTTAACTCACGCATACGCATATTGCCTGCGGTTTCGTTCGTTGCTTGCTCAGTTTGGTTAAGCTTTGATTCAAGCGTGCTGATCTTCTGCGTCAACTGGTTAATCAGGTCACTAGAACCTGCACTTGACTGCTCTGCTATTGCGCGTGCAAAGTCTTCGCCGTACTCGTCAACCAATGTTTGATTAAGCTTCAATTCACCGCTTGATTGGCTCGCCTGTTGCTGTTGCTCTAATTGTTGCTTCAGTTGCGAGTTTTCAGTCTCTAAAGACTGTAAGCGGTGCTGTAAGCTTGGGTCTTGGCTGCGCTTCTGAGCCTCTTGAAGCTGCTCATTAAGTTTTTTGGTGTCAGCGTTGTACTTGCCTTGCAATACTCGATATTTGTGCTCCCACGTTTGCTCAGAGTCCGATTGCTGCTGTTGCGGCGGCTCGGGTGTTCTGTTCTCTTGTGGTTGCTGCGCTTGCGACTTAGGGTCTTCAGTGTTCCCCGTGTCGGGAGTTGATTTTTGCCCTTCGCTTTGCTGGCGAATTAACTCGTTTGCTTTTTCGTTTGCGTCTTGCAGTGCCTGTGGTAAAGCCATTGTGTCTTATCCTCGGTGAGTCAGTATCTTCGGGAGCCTTGCGGTATTCCCACTGGTGTTCACTTTCGTTTAGGTATAAAAAAAGGCCGCTGGATAGCGACCTTATGATTTGCCCGTTAAGGCGTGGTTGGTATTACTTTTCAATCCGATCCAGTGTGGTCTTCGGGTCTTCGAGTAATGCCAATAATTCTTCTAATGTGTAAATAGCGCCCTGGCTTTTAAACATTTCTTGTGTGTTTACTGCGCTTTTTAGCGCTTCAACGTTCTGCTCTACCAACATAGTGATAATGTCTTGAATGTTGTTGTAGTGCTCTGTGTGAACGTTCTTTAAATAAATAAGCGACTTTAATTGCGGTACCGATAGATTGGTTATCATTGCGGAACCTGCCCTTGTGCTGCCGCCTGCTGCTGAACCGCTGCCATTTCTTGCATTAGCTTTTGTCTAAGCTCGTCTTCAGTAGGAACGAAACGCGCTGCAGGTAAGTCGGCGGCTTTGGCTGCGCTTTCAAGTAATACCCTGCGACCTTCAGGGCCAATGATTTGCATATCAGTTGGGTTGTTAGTCGTAGCAAGAAACTCAGCTTGTCGCATTGCGGTGGCTTCTTTGTGCATCAGTGCATCAGAGCCACGTGCTTTAACTTGTGCATCGCCTTTAATGTCTTCAGGTACATCAGGGTCAATCATGGCGCTTGTGTAGAGGTTAGAAACAAGCGGTTCTATCACATGAATGTCTACTGACCGCACCACTTCTTTCATAGATTTACTGGCCGCATTCATCAGCATAGATAAACCAGAGGCGGTTTTACCTGCGCCAGCTGCTTGGTCTGAACCATACGCATAAGCAGGAATGCCACTTTTATCATCGGCGTAGCGTTCAAACTTCTCGTACACAGTAAGCAATTCATTGGCTTTGATTTCAGGACTGAAGAAATTGATGCCAGGCTTGCTTTGCCCTGCGCCGTTTACGCCTTTGCTGCTAAACTGCCAAATTTTACCTGGGTAAATACTGGTTATGTTCGCGCCCTGCGGTATCTGCGCTAAATCGATGGAAACTTGTGGTTGTGCACCAATTGCCATGTTGTTGATAAGCGCTCGCATGGTCGCATTTGCCGCGTCTTGAATGTCTTCAATGATTTCGGCTAGTGCTTCACCACAAAATGAATTAGGTATGCTGCGGAAAGTCGATTTGTAGTAACCAGGCTTGCCATTCGGGTCAGGGTTAACCGATGCCTTAATAGTGTAATTACCCACAACCACTACAGTTACTGGGTATTCTGCGTAAGGGTCTGTAATCTGTTGCTCGATACCCCATTCAAGTAACTGCTTACCCTGAATCCATCCAGTGAACTCTAGGCCATCGATGTTTTCATACTGATGATGATTGAAGTTGCGTTTACCTTCTAGGCGCTCACGCTCTGAGTCTTCAAATACCCACTGACGCAACCCTAAACGGTGGTCGTTCAATGCCATGGCAATGTTTTGGCTGTTGTAGCCTTTCGAGCCGCGCATTGATGCGAGTGTTGAGGGCGTAAAGCGCACGTGCTCAATATGCCAGTGGTCACCGATATTGGTTGTAGATGGCGATGGGTAAAAGTCAAATGGGCTTACGCGTCTGAATTTGCGCACAAGCTTGTCTTCTATCTTCGGTACGTGTCTGCCGGTCTGTTTATCCTGCACCCACTTCACGCGTTTTTGCTTGCGATAAATCGGGCCCTTTAGAATTGCAAACGGGTACGTTACCAAGTCATCTAAGAACGCATCGAACTCGCCACGGAAATCACCTTCGACCATCATATCTTCGATGTGCTCGGCCATCTTTTCCATACGCGCTTCAGCTTCTTCGTTTATCTCCGATTTAATGCGCTCTTCGTGCTGCTTTAGCACCTGTTCAGTCATCGCCATGACTTCTTGTTGGCTTCCTGCGGTCATCATTGCGTTTTGAATAGCAATGGAAATCATGCTCTGTGCAATTTCTGGCGGCAATTCAGGTACTGGCGTTGCTTCGATGTGAAAAGGACGGTCATTACTGGACGCAAACAAGTCACTTAACCATGCTTTTGCAGCATGAATCTTTGTGCCGGTGAGGTTCATGTATATTTCACTGCCGCCTTGCTTTCTAATATCTGACAGTTTTTGAGGGCTGTACTCGCCTTTGCGTCTGCGTAGGCAATTAGTAAGCCTGTCAGCAATATCAACCTTGTGACTTTTCGCTGTAGTCCAGCATTTATGAACGTGCGCGGCTAAGTTATCTACAATGCGTGGCTGTGTTGCTTCGCGTTCAGCTTCAATCTTAGCGTTCTTCGCTGCTTCATCTTCTCTTTGTAGCTGTTCCGCGTTTTTAACTACCAGCATTATGCCCAACCTCCTGAGCTCTGCACTTGCACTTCTGCAAAGCCTGTGTGAAATGATTCGTTCATGCGATCTCTAATCTCGTTTAGCGCAACGGCAAATGTTCTAAATGCGTCTGAAGAGTGACTGGCTTCATCGTGTACCGGTTGTGACTTCCACACGCCGTGCTTGTCATCCCAATCTTTTCGATAAGCTGACAGGCCAGAGAAGCCTTTTTCTGTCTTCGCTTCATCAAACCAGCAAAGCGGCAAGACGCCGCGAACCGCTTCAATACCATCAGCAATGGATAATTTAGGCGCCGTAATAAAATCAATACCGAGCGATTGTGCGGTTTCAAGTCGAGATTTACCGGTACCAAGCTCTCTAACCGCGATATCATGCGGCGCTACGTGAAATCCGTAGCTGTAATGGTGCTTCTCCCTCAGTTCATCCAGCACACGCTTGTAAAACGCGAGTCCTTCACCTGAGTTTTGATAGTAATTGATGACGCGATACTCACGCCCGACCTGTTGGATAAACCAAATACTCATTGTGTCGGACATGCCCAAATCCCAAAACGTGTGAACCAAAGCACTTGGCTCAAACGGCACGTTGGTTAATCGGCCTGTTGCGTAAATTTCGTTTATCTGGCGATGGTAGTAGGCACCTTCAATGGACTGCTCAAACGCCTCTTCAGGTGTTGCAGGATATTCACGGCGAATATCTGAGCCCAGTGACTTTTCTTTTGAGGTGTACCACGCCAATTGCCCATTGGTTAGGCGTATTGCGTACTTTTGCTCTAACTTGTAGCTGTATTCAAGCAATCTATCAGGAACGACAACGTTATCATCGTCCAGTGTGTAATCAGGGTTTTCATGCCAAGGGAAGAAGAATAACTCCCAATCCATTTGACCAGGCTTCATGCCTTTACGCTGCCGGTTTAATGCTTCTTGGCAGTAGTCGTAGAAATAACCCTGTTTACCTTCGGCGGTTGACTCGATGGTAATAACACAATCTTTCGCTACCGCTTCAAACGCACCGGTCACAATCTCTTTTGCTTTGTGCGGGTACTTGGCGCAAATCTTTCCGAACTCACTGATGTGCAAGTAAGTGAGCGTACCACCACGGAATGAAGTACCTACCGCGATAGATGAACCGTTTTTAAATACCAGCTCACCCGCTCTTGCGATGGTCGCTGGCATCATCCTTTGCAGCGTTGGCGGCAATGCGTTGTACGCAAACTCTATCTTTTCACGGAAGAGCCTAATTGAGTCATCGCGACTATGCGTGATCACGGCGCACTTTGTGTTGTTGTTGAACAAACACGCGTCCAACATAAATATCATTGTGAAAGTGGTGAAGCCTAACTGCCTCGCTTTCAGAATGATATTTCGATAGTGCATGCCCTCGAAGAACGTCATTTGCGCTTCGTTGAGCTTGAACTTAATTTTCTTACCGTTTTTGTCGGTAATGAAGTACAGGTTATTGATGCGCCAACGCCAATCACTGAGGTTGGCTTTTAATTCTTCCTCAGTCATTTTGCATCAATATCCACAATTTAAGATATATACCCCGTATATTTTTAATAAAAACGGAATATTTATTTAATTACTTTGCATGTTTAGGCAAAACAGCGCGTGTTTCACCGTTACTTTCAGAGATTTCAGCAATAAGGTTGTTAACGGTTAACTCGCCTTCTACTTCGCGCTTCTCTTTGAACGCCTGTACGTCAATGTGCTTACCTAGCAACTCTAGGTTCTTCACTTTGTCAGGCCATTTGATTTTACGTAGGACGGTTTCTACTTCGCCCATCATTAACTCTTGAATATCCAAGCCCGAAATTGTTCTACGCCACGACTTAGGCCACTGCGTAATGGGTCTGATATGACCGCTATCATCCAAAATATCAACAACGTCCATTTCATCAATTTCAATAAGACGTTTAAGCACATAATCAGCATTGACTTCGTTCTTTTCGAGCCGTTTGTTTTGCGCTTTTGATATGGCATCTTGAATGTTAGGTTTTGTTAAGTTCTCGCAACCTGCCGCTCTCGCTGTCTTTTCACTGTAGCCAGCCCGTATAGCTGCCTGAGTTGCGTTTAAATCAATAAGGTACTCACTGACAAACAACTCTTGTTTTTTTGTCAGCTTCTTAGTGGACATTGTTTGTTTCTCTATGCAGTTAATTGAATTACCCCACCTAGTGACCGCTGCCCATCGTGGGGCGCTCCGCGCTCAAATGTGTAGGTGGTGAAGTTATTGAGTTTTAGCCAGGCTTTGATTGCTACTCTTACTTTGAATGAGTAGTTACCGTAACCGTTAGTGAGTCTTGCTTTGCCTTGGCCATTATGTGAAACGTTGACAGTAAAAAGGCGCTTTGCTCGTTGTGGGCTGTATACCCTGAGCGTAGCGCCTGTTAATTCGGATTCGACTTCTAAACCATCCGCACTAATTACGGTGGTGAATGCCACGTTTAGTCCTCTGTATTGCTCGCCATTGCTTTCAACGTGAGGTCGTGAAGCTCTTGCTTCCTTCGTGCCTCAGCCTGCTGGCGTTTGTCTTCACGTTTTTTGAAGTAGTAGTTCATGGATAGACCTACGATACTCACTAGCACGCCGAATACTATGCCGAACTCCTGAGAGGCTAGGAACCCCCAAAATGCTGAGATACCGCCCCCAATGTAGGTAGCTATAGATGATTTATCGGCCATTGATTGATTGTATTCTTGTTGGTAGTGAGTGTTCATGCTGTTGTCCTTTTCGTGGTTTCAACAACATGGTTATTCAAATTTTGTTCCATTGGGAATTAGACAAAGGGTTATTTTTTGCTCTGAAACGCCAATACGTTGCGTTTGCCGATTTCTCGCAAACCCGCATAAGTAAACGGTAGAGTAAGGAACGCGCTTAGTATTAGTAGGTCGGGCGTATCAGTGAATAACCCGTAATAGATACCAGCAAATAAAGACAGTGTAGCGTGTGAAGGTCTTACGTACTTAACGCCACCTTCTGCATTATCGCCATTGCGAATGGTTTGCTGTGTCTCTGAATGGCTACGCTGTTTATCTTGAAGTTCTAGCGCCATGACTGATTCAAGGTGCCGATTTACTTCAGCTTCACGCGCGGCTGCGATTTCTTCAAGTCTAACCAAAGCATCAGGGTCGCTTTGTAGTGTCGCTAACGCTTGGTCGGGGTCTGTCGTTCCCGTTGCCTGTGCAACCATCGAAGCGCCAGCACTGACCGCGCCCACTACATTACCCGTTAATAACGAGCCAACTAAACCGGCTACGCCTTTTTGATTTTGCTTTAGAAAGCTTCCTACGTCTGACCAATTCATTATCTCACCCTATGGCTTGTACAATTCAAAGTGTGGCAGGTCGCGGAAACGCTCATCACGGCTTCTACCGTCCATATCCCAATCACCACCCCATCGAAGTAGGTGTGTGATCTTGCCCTCTTTGTATAACTGGCGAGCAATGCACATGACATGACCAGCGAATACAGCAAAAGCCAGTTCGTCTTTCCAGTCTGTGTTGCTTAATTCTACGAAATAAGGGCCAGCGTCAACGGCGAGTGAAGGGATTTTGTTGTGTTTGGAGTGAGGCCACTTTAATTGGCTGAGGCCATCGGCAAATGCTTTGTTCTGATCTTCTTTACCGCGGTGGCCGCAAAAGATAGACGCATTAATGAACTTCTTCACTTCGTCAAATATCGTTTGAATATCAACATGGCACGTATCAAGATGCGCTTGTGAAGTTTTGCCGTAGGGGAACATAAATTTCAGCCATAAAAAAAGCCCCGACTGGTTAGGTCAGGGCTTCAAGTGAAATAGTGCTAGTATGGGGATATATTAAGCAAAGCTCGTCAGTGAGTCAACTACTGTTTTATAGGCTTTCAACTCCCAATATACAAAGGTGACGCAGGCTCTTTCATTGCCTTATCTATCGCCTTGTCTCTTGCAATTTTACGAACACCTAAATAATACTTCACCATTTCTTCTAGTGCCTGGGCGTAAGACAACTTATCTTCCGCCAAATGGCGAACTAACCCGTGAAACTCTGCGTCATTCATATAACCATCAAAAAGTTGCTGCGGCATCTGAGATATTAAATCGCGCAGCGCATCTGGCTCTCTTGCTGGTATACCTTTACCCATGACCACCTCCAAATAAAAACCCAACTACTGCGGCAATTATCAAAGCCCACATAACGATATTAAGCGCCGATTGCGTGCCATCCCTGTACCCATTTCGGTAGTCTTCGTTAGTGCTTCGCATGTAATCTTTGTCGTAGTTTCTTTTCATAGCTCTCTAAAATCCCCATAAAGCACTTCAAACTTTCTGGCCTTTACCCACCCATCAAAAGGGCATAGCCTATACCAAATGCCGCGTACCTTTTTAAAGTGGTCGCCCCATCCATCAACATGCGTTGCACCTTGCCTAATTGGGTTGTTGTGGTATCGCCCCACCGCTTCATCAATAGCCTGGCGAATGTCGTTACTTGCTAGTTCGCTATTCATCAGCCTTTACCCCTGACTCTTCTACGCCATTGATTGAAACGCGTATTTCATCACGCATTTTTGCGAGATCTCTCACCCTCTCTATTTTGTCAAAAGTAATCAGGGCCAACTTAGGCCGCATCACCTCTGCGAACTTTTTTTCCGCTTCCTTTAAAAATTCATCGAGTATATCGTTGTAGATTTTATCTTTTACCGCAGCTTCGATTTCCATCCGAAGATATTCAGTCACATCGAAATTCGTACTCATGCCACTTTACCTTTTGAGTTCGTTGAATACTCTTGCTTGTAAAGTTCTACCGCCCTATCTTTATCGCCTAATAACGCAATACTGGCCTCAATCTCTTTTTTGAACATTTGAGCCTGCTCCTCGTCTATAAACGTTCTAAACTCTGGCTTACTTTCCCAATAACGAGTGCCGCAATAATCACTGAGGGATTCCCACTTAACCACCCATGTCTCTACGGCCTCAATAGATGTACTTTCCTTTTCAAACTTGCGAAATACAAAGTTAAATAACCTCATGCCGCTTCATCCTCTCGCATAGTTGCTCTTACGTGACTTATCGCCTCACTATTCCATAAGTAAAGCTGCTCTAGCACTTGGTTGTAGGCTTCAGATATTTTCACAGGAAGCTTGTTTCCCTTGATGCCTAACCGCTTACAAAGCTGAACTTTGCTTGTTGGTTTAATCTCTTGTTCGCCGGTCTTGCGGTTTAGTCGCATGATAGGTGATTTTATTTCGATGATGGCGCAGTTAATCATGCGCACCAAACAAGTGTTACTAACCTCTAGCTCAGCTTTTAGCATAACGTTCAACAAGCCAGCTTTAACGCGTACTCTTGCGCTACTGTCATCGGCGTAGAGCAATCTAGCCAAGTAGTAAGCATGTGTATCTAGCTTTAGTTGTGTTTCAGGGTGTCGCATTGCCAGTGCGCCAGCCACTTCATTTACATCAGGCGCGGTACCACCGAAGCCCATTCCGTCAATCTGTTTTGACTTTGTAGTCATTCTTGCTAGTTCTCTGATTGGGTGTGCCATTGTATTTACCTTTAGCGCACGGCTCATGCCGCTTTTTGTTTCTGCATTTCGCGTACACGCTTGCGATAATGCGCCTTAATGTCTTGTATTTGTTCTATGGTGTAATTCTTGGGCTCGTGTGGGCCTTCAAGCCACTCCACCTTTTCTAAACCGATTTTTTCAATCAAGTTAATGCGGTAATTAATCAAATTGCCCGATAGATGGTTATTGCAGGGTGCACACTGCTTCCACACATTACTTTCTTCAAAGCGCAGTTCGGGCGAGCTTCCTACGCTTCGGTAGTGCCCTGCGTGGTACTGGCCAGTGTGAAAGCTACCGCAACTGATACACGGCTCTTGCGCATCCCGCTCTCGAATGAACGCGTTGAATGCCACTTGTGCTTCGCGTAGGTCTTCGCCTTTAGTTTTGAGTTTCTCTTTCTTTGCCTTGAGTCGCTTCGATTCAATTTGCTTACCCTTTTTAGCCAGTTTAGAAACGTTAGCTGCCGCCCACTCTGCAAAACAGTTTTGGTCACAGAATGCTTTTAGCTGTCGTAATAGCATGTCACTTTGTAGGCCCTTCTTTTTGCAGTGTGAGCAACGTCTATTTTTCACCAATTCAACCTCTTAGCTGCTTCTTTTATTTTCCTCTCTGCCGCTTTGCGAGCATCAGCCTCTTCTATTGCTTCAGCCTCTTCGATAAGCGACATCAAAGCTTTCTTCTCTTGCCTTCTCTCTATCTCGCATGAAAAGCAGCGTATTGCGTGGTGAGTACCATGCTTGCAGTAAGGGTTATTCACGATTGCGGCACCTTGTAACGGTAAAACATATCCCCTGCCAGCGAAGACCAAGCAACTGAATGGTGGCGAGGCCATAGGTTCGGCGCACAGCCTTCACACAAGCAATCAGCGTTAAGGAAAAATTTCTTTGCGCATTCTGTTGCTGGATAACCAGACTTAATTTCTATCGCAGGTAATTCGCCAGTGTGAACCATCCAAGGGTGATACTGCTCCACTGGTTCTTCTCTCACCACTACACGTTTTACGTTAGTGAAATCCCACCCCCATAAATGCGCAAGCGACCTTGCCTTTGAAACCTCTTTCAAGCTCCCATCTAGCATGCGTACATAACAAACCGTTCTTGTTGGTGTAATCATTAGCGCCTCACAGTCTGCTAAGTGAAATAATCACGTATCCGTGATCTTCACCTAGAAATTTATCAATCAAATTTTTCAGGTATCTTGCATCTGGGCGAAAAAAGGATTTCACCCAAAAATCAAAGCACCTGTATTCTGTACTTGTTGTGTGAGGCTTAATCAGGCTGACGTTGTAATGACGCTTAATCACTGCTTTGCTCCCATATTCTCTTTACAAGGCCACGGCACAAATACCCCAAGTTTCTCAACCAGTGTTTTGTTTAAAATGTCGTAGATAGCTGGATAATCGGTGCTACTTGCGCGTGTAGTAGATTTCTCGCCTACATACGCCTCCTGAACTGGGCGCCACAAGTGATCTTTTGCTGCGGCCATAGTCCAAGGTATTTCCTGTCGCTTACTCATTTGCAGCACCTGGCGAACATCAAAGCCTTTTTCGTTAAGTTCTTTAGCCACCATGTCTAACCAAAGATGAAGCGCATTGTTTTGTAACTGGCTGCGCTGCTTCTCTGTTGTGGTCTGCATCATTAGCCATTTGTTTTGATGCCACTTCTCACGCAACTCTTGTATTGCCGCATCTAGTGACTGTTGACTATTGATAACGCGGAATTGACCTTTCACTATGCCACCTCGCATCTTTTATAAGCTTTGCCCCATTGATCGCCCATTGCATCAGCAATACCTTGATATGTTGCGCTTCTTAGCTTCCCTCTGTCTTTGCTCGGTGGCATTTTATGGATTCTGTTTTCGCGACCATCGACAATGTTTGTGGGCTCTAATTTCGGTAAGCCTTTCAGCCACAAGCATGTCGCTTTCGTTTCGCCGTGCCCAAACTGCCAAGGTTGAATAATCTGATCTGGCTTTCTGTAAAGCGTTGACATAATACAAACGGGGTTTTCTATCGCGGTCATTGGAATGTGCTCAGAGCGCCTCACTAACTTCATAAAGAAGCTTGCGCCAGCGTACTGCCTACCATCCATCTTTTTTGCGGCAAAATGCCTAGACCCGCTGACACTAAGATGAGTGCAAGGCGGGTGCGCCACCATCAAATCGAATGGGTAATCGATAATATCGAAAACGCTACCTTCATAATGCGGCCCAGGCGCTTCAGTAGGAAGTAAGTCGCAACTTATAGCCTCATGACCTTTAGCAATGAAGGCATCCCTTACAACTCCACTGTATTCACAAGCAACTAAAACTTTCACGCCCCCAACTCCTTCCATAACGCATTAAAGTGTTCTTGATCACTTAACGCTATTGCACTGGCATCGCGATACTCTTCATTGATGCGGCGAGACTTAGCGCGCTTTTGCAAAGTTGGGCTTTTGGTTTCACGCTTAATGCGTAGTGAGCGGTTTTCTATTTGGTGTTGGTTCATGCTGCGTCATCCTTCAAAATCGCCAACCTTTCACTAGCAAGGCTGAAATACTTTTCGTCTTTTTCTATTCCGATGAAATTTCTATCAAGCTTTGTTGCGGCTACACCTGCGGTACCGCTACCCATACAGAAATCAAGAACGGTTTCACCAGCATTGGTATAAGTCGTTACCAAATACTCGAGTAAAGCCTCTGGCTTTTGAGTTGGGTGAAGACTTTGTTTTTGTTTATCAGAAGAAAACTTGACTACGCTGCGTGGGTAGCGTTCTGTTGAATCGTAAAACGTTTTCTTTACAGCCTTGCCATAACATTCACTGCTAACGTCTTTGCGGCCAGCTGTTTTTCTAACATGGCCAGTAGTTTTAATAGGGTTGTAGGTGGGTAACTCCTTGTAGAAAACTAAGATATTCTCATGCGCTTTAAGTGGCATTTTCTTAGCGTTAAAGAAACCCGTTGCAGCTGGCTTTTCACACACCCACTCATGACGTAGGTACTCAAGCTGCGAATAGCCTAGCTTTATGCTGAAAGGTATTTGAGCGAAAAGAACAACTGCAGCGTTTGGCTTGGCAACACGCCATAGTTCAGGCCAAAGCAATTCAAGGTCAATTATAGAATCCCATTTACATTGAGTGGTACCGTAAGGCATGTCTGCACAAATAAAGTCCACGGTACCGTCTTCGATACTTTTGAGGTGCTGCAGGCAATCTCCATTAATTAGGTTAATCATGCCACTACTCCTAACTCTAATTGGCGCTTAAATGGAATTTCGATAGATCCTTCAACTTGATTGCCAAATACATCCCAACCAGGCGTTTGCTTTCTTGCGAACATTTCTAGGCGAGGAACGTCACCACATAGCTTTTCAATGGCTTCTCTAAATGCCTGCGGCTTTTCTGAATGCTCACCAACTTTGGCGCGAATGCGTGAACGAACTGAACGGTCTTTGATGATATTGCCAGTTTTGCCACGTACAGCGACTAATGCCGATTCAGTTGAGGCGCGAGTGATGCTGCCCATGCCAAAAAAGTCTTTGCCGTGCTTGGTTTCTTTATCCCAAACAAAACCGTTCATGTTCACAACGCGAAAGCCCCAAGCCTCTGCAAGCTCAATGGCTTCCTTTGGCATAGCGCCCACGTACCACATAACCAGTAAGCAATCGTCTTGGCATATTGCTGGAATATCCCACTGCTTCATGCTTTCAACGTCCATTACGTCATACTTTTGCGCGGCGCCCGACTTCATAGAGCCGCCTGTTTTCTTGTTGCTGAATGACCAAGGCGGGTCGCAATACAAAACTTTGTAGTTCATGCTGCACCACCTAAAATACTGATTGACTCCAAACCAAACGGTAAACCTCTGGCCTTACGCGACTTCGCAATATCAACCGGTGTGTAGTCGCGAATAAAACTGGCGCGGTAGCGAATGGTTTTGCCATGTTCATTGTGGTCAGCTTCATAGGTAACACCGTTCTTGTTCTGCAAACTCTTCAATGTGTTACTTGGTCTGCTATCGCCAAGGTGTTCAGCCAGTTCTTTAGTGGTTCGCCACTCGCCATTACTGAAAGCGATGGCTTTTTCTATGTTGTTCATTACGCTGCATTCCTTTCGCGAATAGCCATAAAGCTTTTGAAAATGTTGGTGCGGCGATAGCTAGCCATGTTCGGGCACATATCGAGGTAGCCTTTTTTACGAAGGGCTAGTAAGTGGCCTGCAACGCTATTAGGCTTTACGCCAAAATGCTCAGCGATAACTTCAAACGTAGGAAAGTTGTCATTTTGCTCAATGAACTTTTGAATGAAGTCCATGTAGCTGATTTGCTTATCTGTTAGAACTGGGTTCATGCGGCGTTACCTCCCCGGCTACTCTCCCAGTTGAATGGGATAATGGCGCCGCCTTCTGTGATTCGGTCCACTGAGCGCTCGCTGATTAGCTCGGCTACTTCCTTCACATCACGGTTTGAAATAATGATGGTTGGCCTTACGTTTTCGTATCGCCCGTTTACAATTTCAAAGAGAATATTTCTTTCGTTGTCAGTGCCAGATTGAACGCCAATTTCGTCAATGATAAGCAAGTCGTACATTTGAAAGTTTTTTATCATTGCTGATTCGCTCGCACCCTCTTCTTTCCATGTTGAGCGAACTTCACGAACAAGGTTAGCGAGGTTTCGGTAAACTACTCTCAGCCCCATCTGTGAAACCTCTCGGCCAATAGCGAGTGCTAAGTGCGTTTTGCCTGTACCAGGGCGACCACAAAAGATTAAGCCCCCGCCCGTTTGAGCAATTTTGCCGCCTATTTCATCGCAGTATCGGCTGCATATCTCTTTAGCCTTTTGCTGTCCTTTGTTTTGCGCATGGTAGGTATCAAATGACACGTTCTTAAACCTTGCAGGCAATTCAGAATCAAACAATTCAGCCATTCGGTGCTTTCGATGGTCTTGCAAGAACTTGGCTTTCTCAGCTTCTGCTTTACGATCTTCTTCAAGGCGAATTGCTGCACACTTCGGACACTGAGAGCTTTGGATGCCTTTGCTGCCAAACATGATCATCTTCGCTTCGTACTCACCGTGTTTGTCGCAGATGATTTTTTTAGTAACTGCTTCCATGATTAAAACCTCACCTGAATATCGCCATAGTCTTTCTCGCTGAAGTTTTCAGGCGTACTGCGTGGCTTACTTTGATTTTGAGGATTGCGCGGCTGGTTAAACTTGATTGAATTTCGCATCCACGTTTGCCAAGCCTTAGTCCAGTCTTTCATGGTGGTGCCTCTGGCTTGGTGGTAATCCATGAATTGCTCAGTTTCAAAGTCGATGTTGACTGTTACGCCTTTGGCTTTTGCCCATGCTCGCATTTCATCAGTAACGTGAAATTTGGAAGGAAGTTGTTGAGCGGGTTTTGCGCGTTTAGGCGCAATATCTTTTGTATTAGTTTCTTTTGTTATAGTTTCTTTCTTTTGTGGGGGTCTAATCGGTTGATTATTATTAACTGATTGGTTAACTTCTCGAACTGATTGGTTAAGTCCATCGAACTGATTAGTTAACTTTTTAGAGGGGGTCTTCTTAACTGATTGGTTAACTTTCCAATCACTAACGATAGGGTTAATCCCTGTCATTTGCCCCTTTTTCAAAACTACATTTTTAGCTTTCAGTGAGCGCAAAGTTTTACTAACGTGTGCTTCACTCATGCCGGTAATTTGTGAGATTTGGATATTCGCTACCCAATCTGATTTTTTATGGAACCGAAAGGTTTTAGCGATAAGCGCGAATAGTATTTGATATTCGCAACCTGACAAGCTGGCGCAGTTCTTAGCCAGTGCGTTGGTAAGTTCGTGGGCTAACCTATCAAAGCCGTTCTCAATGTCTGCTTTCACAACTGGCCTATGGTCATTTAAGTTGATTACTTGTTCTGCATACTGCATACTTAACCTCGTTAATTCGTTAACAAACCCCGCTAATTGCTTTCGTCGGCATGCGGGGTTTTTTATTGCCTGTAACAATCACATTTTGATTTGTGAGTGTTATTGGTAACCCGTTTGTTCCAAGTGGGTCAGCCTTGGCTGCAAGCTCAGTCTCACATGTCGCGCACGGCCGCTAATAATCGGTGTTAACCTCCGCTTGCCAGTTAACTGCCTTACCGATACACGTTTATTTATTAACCCTAACCACAGTGTGTAAAACTGGCTCTCATAGAGACTCGGGAAAGCGTTGCCGGTGCCATGTCTTATCCGAACGTTCTCTGGCCCATGGCTTTGTCGGTCAATTCCGTGGGGTTTATAGTGGGCACCCTCATTCGCCCACAGCCAGCAGCAATAACGCTTTGATGAATGACTGACCGATACCACACTGACCAAGCTCATTACCCGTTAGGGCGCTTCTTGCGTTACATCCCTAGCAGTCATTCTCAAAACGCCCTCGTTCCTTAATCGTGGTGAGGGCAACCACGGTCTTTTCGGTGACAAGGGAGACACACCCCTTGGACGGTGTTTAGCAGTTAAGCTACTGCCGCCAGATAAATGTCATCGTTTGCAGATGTTTTTAAACTTAAACAGACGCTACTAAACAACGAAACTTCTCACCCAAAAACCCCGCGACTAGGCAGGGTTTTCGGTTTTAATGACTCTGAATATTGTCTGTAGGCTAGAAGCGCCAACCCACTTCATGTGTAAGGCGGTAATTACCTGGCACTTGTAAATTTGCAGAGCTCACGTTAGCGAGCTTCGTAGACTCGCCAGCGGGTAGTTCGACTTCTACATACTCAACCTTTTCAATTGGCTCATAGCCAACTGCTAAGTAATCACGCTCTACAACGAGCGAATCAACAGAAGAGACGGTAAACTTTGAATCAACAAAGTCTTTGGCCTGAACCACTTCAACTTCTTCAATCTGATCAACCATTTCGGCGTGACCAGAAGAAGCAAGCGCGGCGGCTAAGCCAATAGCTGCACCAATAACTAAAATTTTTCGCATTTCAGTTCCCTTTTATTGTTATTAACGAAAGCACTGTGCTTTCACCGACTTAACCCCAATTAAGGGGTTTGTGGTCTTGTCTCTCCAAGTGTCACCTTTGTCTTTCGCCGCTAGCTAAGGTCGCTAACCATGTCCGAGTAGCCCAACACTCTTATGGCTTCTGCTTCGTTTATCTGAATGTCCTCGCAATACGGAAGAGGATTGCTCAGGCGGTACATTCAGGACGTCTAAAGCGCAACATCAAACGCTTACTGCTAAATTGATTTAATAAATGCACCTAGCCAAAAACTGACAGATGCGTAATAGGCTAAAGCTGCCAATTCAACTGCTAATACAATAACGGCCGCTCGAAACTGCCAGTCGGTTTTAAACTGGTGTGCGAAGCTGCGAAAATGACGTTTACAAAACCACGCAAATTCCGAACGCATTACGCTGCTCTCCGCGTTGGTGTAAAGGCTGGCTTTGGCTGTGTGCGTTTAGGGCGCAATGGAATTACTTTGCTCATGCTGCTTCGTCCTGTTGTTCAGATTGGAAGTATTCTGCAAGCTTCTCGATGCGCTTTGCCTGGGGATTTTCAATGTCACCGTAGGAAAGCTTCTTCAGCCATGAGTAAGGGATTTTCAGTTCTTTGTGGATTTGGTACAGCCTTCCGCGAACCTCACCAGCCTCTTTGACTTTTGCAATAGTCTCGTTAACTCGCATGAATATATTGATCCTTTTTTTGAATATATTCACATCGTAATAGCTAATAGAATTTAGTGCAAGAATGAAAGTAAAATAATTTAACGGACACTGGATATAAGAACAGTATCGCGCAGCCTCGAAATAGTGGAAAATAGTCCACATATTGACTATAAGGTTATCTATTGAATAAAAATAAGGCACATCATGGAATCAGTTAAAGTGTTCGTGCGGAACTTTGAAGCCCTCATGGCGGCTCATGGAGAAGAGCGACCATCAGCGTTTTGCGAGAAGATTAATAAATTGGTGGGTTATCGTGTTTTTGGTCCTTCCTATTGGAGTAAAATTAAATCCTCTCTAAAGCAAGGTGAGCCGCAAAACATCTCACTCAAGATTGTAGACGGAACGGCGAAAGCGCTAAATATTGAATCTTGGCAACTTATTAATCCAATGGGGTTTGATAGTCACGGCCAGTCTCGTGCTTCTACCGGCTCACCTGATTCAAAGATAATGGAAGACTCAATCCGATTTGCGTTAAGAGCAGCTGAAAAAGAAAACAGAGAAGAAGATATAAGCTTTGTTTCTAAAGTTGCAGTGGCTTCCTATATGGCCCACGTTAGCGATCAGAAAGAAGATCTCATTTTTAAGGTATTGGAAATCGCCAGAGAACCTACATTGAATTAGCATTGGAAGCATTCAAATGAAATACGAACTCACCGGCGTGGGAATTATAATTGCGATCGTTGCATGGGTTGTAATGATGGTAATTATGTCTTCAAGTTTTTCGTGCCTAGACACAAAATGGAACTGCGGGAGTGGGGAGTTATTCATGGCTGGGATGCTCGGACTAGGCTTTGGCGCTCCCGCTTTTGCTGCTGGGTTGTTATTTTCACACAAGCGAAAGGGGCAATAAGCCCCGTTCCTAACTCTCTGCTTCTACAAATCCATTTATAACACTGTCACACTCTTTCAAAGCAAGCTTTAACTTAGCTTTTGCGTTGGCTTCGGCTGATGCTCTCTCGTGTTTTGTGGGTTTGTAGTCAGCAGCTAATAGATCATTGGCCGCTTTCTTTAGTTGGCACTCTGCGTGTCTACGCGCAATATCCATTTTCAAAAACTTTAGTACAGCTGTGCCAATAAAAGTGACAGCCAAGCCGATAATTGTTGCCGCGATAATTAATTGCACTTCAAACTCCTTCTAACTAGAAACTGCAACATGGGGTAAATTGCTAACACGACATAACAGACATTGGTGGCCCAAATAAAAAGACCAAAAACGGGCTCTGTAAGTGTCGCGTTAGAGTAAAAGCCATCCAGCATTCGTATCATAAGAAGTGATATCGCAAAAAATTCAATCACCGCGCTAATAACAAGTGCGTAAATGGAAATGAGCTTTCGCCTAACGAGCCAGCACAGCCATGCTAAAAACGTCAAATCGAAAAGCGTCCAGCGAACATATCGCCAAATGTGATGCGGATCATCGGCTTTAAACCAATCATCCAGAATTATAGAAAGGAAGTAAAAGGCGAACAGGGAGAAGCCAAACGCCGCGCCTTTTTTATGCTTTATAGCACCGCAGCAAACCGCAGCTAGCAAAGCCAACTCAGCATTTAATGAGTTTAATGCAGTAAACGTAATATCCACGCCCTGTCCTCCCTGATATTACTTGGTGCGCTTTTTAGTGCGCTTAACTTTCCCTGTACCTGGCGGATCGTCACGATCATCGCCGCCGCTGTTACCCGGCATAAAACAATACTTCATACTCATTCTCCAATAAATGTAAAAATATTTGAATCTATTCAAATCTCAACTAGTATTTCACTAGAGTCAACATTATGGTGAATATATTCTATTTTTACAAACGGAATTTATACATAAGTATGAATTAATAATAGTACACCATTGAGTGTACTTTAACGACTGCAAAGAGCGATATTAAGGACGGAAAATGTTCTTTTATGCAAACTTTTTTTTAACCGGAAACTGATAACCTCGAAGGTATTCTTTCAAAAAATATCATGCCTGTGAATAAGCAACGCGGACAACGCATTAAACAGCTTATGAAAAAACATGGACTCACCAGAGAAGACCTGGCGAGCGTTACAGGCTATTCACTGTCATTAATTACTAAAGCTAGAAATGGCGAAGAGTTTAAGACCGATTTTCAATCTGCACTTTGCCAGGTGCTAAAAACTACACCCGACTACCTCAATGGCTACACCCCTCAATCTAGCGAGATTGCTGAAGTTCTTATCGAACTGGAGCGCGTAAACGACCCTCACATATCGTTATCAATACTTACCCTGCTAAGAAAATATTAATTTTTTTCATTATATTCACTTTTAACTTGTTTTTGTCTTTTTAATGGAATATATTCAATATTGTGAACTGATTCACAATAGAGAGGATAAAAAACATGACCTCAACATACGTAGATTTATTTAAG